GTCATTTCTCTCTAGTCCAAAAAATGAGCGCTATGGCCCTTGATGACATCATTAGGCAGCCTCGAGCAGAGGCACTGAAGGCGCTACGGGACCATCTGGTTGAAACTTTGAGAATTGCCGAGCCCAATCTGGTGGCGGCACTGGTGAAACAACTGCAGTCGGTACTTGCCGAACTTGAAACGGTCGACAGGCCGGCGGAGGTGTCTGTCAGCGATGACCTCGCTCGCCGACGTAAGGATCGGATCGCAGCAGCCGCGACTGCTGCTCAACCCGGCCGGCGCAACCAGCAGCGCCGGAAAGGAAGCAGCTGAACTAGCTGAATCAGTCGGTCTGATTCTTGACCCATGGCAACGAACGTGCCTTGACGTCATCTTGGCCGAACGATCAGACGGCAGCCCCGCTGCATTTGAGGCCGCCTTGCTCTGCCCCAGGCAAAATGGCAAAGGTGCTGTCCTGGAGGCCTTATCCCTCGCGTGGCTGTTCATCACTCAAGAGCGACTCATTCTGTTTTCCGCTCACCAATTCAAGACAGCAAACGAAGCTTTTCTGCGAATTGCTGCGTTGATCGATGGCAGTCCTGACCTCAAGCGCAAGGTTGCTCACGTTCGTTATGCAAACGGCGAACAAGGAATTGAGCTGCGCGATGGCCGTCGACTCAAGTTTGTTGCCCGATCTCGCGGTTCCGGTAGAGGGTTCACTGGCGACAAAATAGTCCTTGACGAGGCCTATGAACTTGACGCTGCGGCAATGGCGGCAATGCTGCCGACAATGTCATCGCGACCAAACCCGCAACTGGTCTACACATCGTCTGCCCCTATGGCTACATCGTCGTTTTTGCATTCAGTACGCAACCGAGCCGTCAAGGCTCTTGAGTCTGGCTTCGACGCAGGACGACTTGCATTTCTTGAATGGTCGGCTGAACCTGATGACGACATCACGTCACCGGCTACCTGGGCAAAAGCAAACCCAGCAATGAACATTCGAATATCTCAAGAGTTCATCGCTGACGAGCTCCGTGTCATGGCTGAAAACCTTCGAGATTTCAGCCGCGAACGTTTAGGAATTCCTGACGGGGTTGACGGAGACGTCACGGTCATCCCGCTTGACGTGTACCTACAGCTCGTAGATGAGCGATCAACCATCGACTCAGCCCTGTCAATGGCAATCGACATTAATCCCGAACGGAGCTGGGCAACCATCGCAGCGGCGGGACTACGAGTTGATCGTCTTCACCACGTTGAGATCGTTGATCGTCGACCAGGTACTGGCTGGGTTCTCGAGAGGTTGCTCGACCTTTGGCAACGCTGGCACGTCGCGATCCGCATTGACTCGGCATCACCTGCGGCATCTCTCATTCCTGAGCTCAAAGCAAGAAGCGTCGAAGTTGTTGAGGTTGGACTCAAAGACATGGCGCGATCATGTGGAGCGTTGATGGATGCCATTGTCAATCACAAACTTCGCCACCTAGATCAAGCATCTTTGCGAAACGCAGTTTCCGGTTCAAAGAAGCGTCATGTCGGTGAGGTTTGGGCGTGGGCACGAGGTTCAAGTGAGATTGACATCACGCCTCTTGTTGCCGTGACTCTTGCTTTTGGTGGGATCACTACAAATGCTCATAACCAGTTCGATGGCGGGTTCGTTGACCTTGCCGACTTCCTCGAGGATTGAAAGGCCGGGCATGGGTACTGCGTTGCAACTGTTCGGCCTTGCCCTGCTCGTCGTTGGGGCTGCGTTCGTGTCGATCCCTGCCGCTGTCGCAGCGGTCGGTGTCGTGTCGGTGTTCGTGGGGCTTGCTGCGGAGCGTGAATGATGCTGCGTCAACTGTTCCAGAACGCGCCTATCGAGGAACGCGCACAGGCCACCACCTGGGGTGACTGGCCCGGTGACAACAACACCAGCGGCGCCGCGACCGTCTCCGAGCTGACAGCGATGCAGCTGCTTGCTGTCGCCGGCTGCGTCCGTCTGATCGCCGACTCGATCGCCACCCTGCCGGTCGACACGTACCGTCGCAACAGCAACGGGGACCAGCTCGAGGTGCAGCCGCCGGCTTGGCTGACCGAACCGACCGTCGATCTCGACTTCACGTCGTGGTGCACGCAGGCAATCACGTCACTGCTGCTGCACGGCAACTGCTACATCATGGTGCAGCGCAACAGCCTCGGTCAGATCGTCGAGATCCCGATCGTGGACCCGCAGTCGGTGCAGGTGTTCCGTGACCGTGGCATGGTCCGCTACCGAATCAACGGTTCCCTGTTCGAGGGCCAGATGGTGCACATCAAGGGGATGATGCTGCCCGGTTTCGACACCGGTCTGTCACCCCTGGAGTATGCGCGCCAGTCGATCGGGCTCGGCTTGAACGCTGTCGAGTTCGGCATCGATCAGTTCAACACGTTCAACAACATGCCCGGCGTGATCGAGATCCCCAAGCGCGCCCAGCCCGATCAGATGACCGCAATGGCGCAGGCATGGCGTCGGGCCCGTCAGAAACGCAACCGTGGCCTACCGGGCGTGCTTGAGGACGGGGCTACATGGAAGTCGACCGGTGTCACCAACGAGCAGGCGCAGTTCCTGCAGCTGCGTCAATGGACCGCTGCCGAGATCGCCGGCCAAGTGTTCATGGTCGACCCTGCCGATCTCGGCATCCCGGTCGCCGGCACGTCGTTGACCTACGCCAACCTTGAGCAGCGCAACATCCGCCGTCTGCAGGTGACGTTCCTGCCGTGGATCATCCGGCTCGAGAAGGCGCTGTCGGCGCTGCTGCCGCAGCCTCGTTTCGTCAAGTTCAACGTCGACGGCCTGCTGCGCGGTGATTCGTCGACCCGTTGGGCGATCTATCAGACCGCCTCGAACATCAACGCCGCCGCCGCCGGTTACGGCCAAGGGCCGGTGCTGACGACCGCCGAGATGCGTGAGTTCGAGGACTTGAACAAATTGCCCGACATGCCACCGCCGCCGCCAGCACCCGAGCCTGCGGTGACGCAGACAAACTCGGCGGCACCGGTGAACTTGACGCTGAACATGGGTGAGCAACGGTTCGAAGGCGCCCAGGTGACCGTCAACCCGCAGGTCGATGTGCATGTCCCGGAGCAGGATGCACCGAACGTGACGATCCGCCAGGAAGGCCCGCAGGTGCATGTCGCGCCCGAGGTGTTCATCGAACGGTCGCCCGAACCCGAGGTTGTCGAGCCCGCACCGCCCAAGCAGACGCGCCGCATGGTGGAACGTGACGAGCTGGGCCGCATCGCAGTGATCATCGACGAGGTTGTGTCATGACGATCAAGTACACGTCGGCGATCCGTAACGCCATGTTGGACTCGATCACGTCGGCCGCTGGCGGTTCGGCGTTGCTTCGCATCTACGACAACACGTCACCTGGTCGGCCGGCGAACGCCAACACTGCGGTCACCACCCAGGTGAAGTTGGCTGAGCTGACATGCAACGCCACGTTCGCCGCCGCCGCATCGGGTGGCGTGCTCACCTTGAACGCGATCACCGGTGCGAACGCCTTGGCGTCCGGCACTGCGCTGTGGTTCCGGATCACGAACTCGGCTGGCACCGTCGTCATCCTTGACGGCGACATCAGCACCACCGCCAGCGACCTCAACCTGTCGACCACGACGATCGTGTCCGGTCAGCCGATCTCGATCACGTCGTTCACGATCACCGAAGGCAACGGCTGATGGCCGACAGTGACGTCCCGATCACAGCCGGGTCGGGCACCAAGATCGACACCCGCACCGTCGGCGCTGGCGTTGACGAGCACCGGCAAGTTGTTGTCATCGGTGACCCGGCAACCGCTTCGGCGGTCGGCACCGTCACCGCGACGGGCGGCCTGCGTGTCGAGCCGTACATGACGAACGCCGCCGGAACCGGTGTCGCCGGCTTCCAGCAGGAAGACCAGCCGCACGTCGACGGTCACGCCGGCGTGATGATGCTGGGCGTCCGCAACCACTTCACCGGCTCCACCACCGACGGCGACTACAGCGCAGTCTCGGTGTCGTCGTTCGGTGACCTCCACACTGTTGCCCGCCGTGACCTGCAACGCATCTCGGTCGCATCCGGTTCACTCACCACCGCCACCACCAACTATTCGGCCGGTGACCAGCTCGGCACCCAGTTCATCATCGCCGGCGCCGCTCGAGGTTCGCTGACCGGCGGTGCGATCGTCGGCGTCACGTTGATCGACGCTGCCGACAAGATCGGCGCAGTCGATGTCGTGTTCACCGATTCGGCAATCACCCTCGCGGCCGACAACGCCGCCTACGCCATCTCCGACGCCGATGCGCTCAAGGTGGTCGGCATCGTCCAACTGGCCGGCGCCTACGACATCGGCAACAACCGCGTCGCCCAGGCACAGAACCTGTCAATCCCGTTCGTCACGTCGGGCGGTTCGGCACTGTATGCCGGGCTGATCACCAGGTCAGCCAACGGCACGTTCGTCGCAGCAACCGATCTACAGCTGATCACCTACGTCGAACGGTACTGACATGCCGCTCACCTTCGGTGCAGCCACCAGCGACACCGTCAGCCTGCTCGGCACCAACTTCGGCAACACCGGCCAAGCCGGCCTGATCGCCGGATGGTGGCGGCCGACCACGCTGACCGCAGGCCGCTACTGGTGCGCGATGGGTGCCAACTCGTCCACCGCCAACTACGGCGTCAGGGTCGGCACCACAACCTCAACGCTGCAACTGTCCTCGGCAACCGCCACCACAGTCGGATCATGGACCGCTACCGCCGACACCACCGTCTTCCCTTCCGGGATCGTCGCTGGCAACTGGTACTTCATGGCGGCGCTGGTGTCGATCGTGACCGGCCCGAGCATCGCCTGGCGTGTCTGGCTCGGCGACGCATCAACGCCGCCGACACCGATGACGATCGTGCAGAACACCGCACCCGCTGGTGCGTTGTCCGCCAGCGTCAACCAGGTGATCGGCAACCACACCGCCACCGCCGGCACTGCAGCGTTCCAAGGCGACATCGGCCAAGTGTCGATGCTGCAATACACAAGCGGTGTCAACACACCGTTCCCGATTGCCACCGCCGGCACCATCACCACCGACGAGGCGTTACTGATCGAGCAGTCGTACGTGCTGCCGTTGTGGCTCGGCAAGCATCCCGGCCACTTCCCACGAGACGGTGCCACCGCCGGCGATTGGATCATGTGGGAGAACCGGCTGACCGGCACCTACATCCGCCAACAACTTTCGGCTACCGCAGCCACTGCCATCAGCCGCACTGACGGCACATCATCCGGTGTGACGGTCGCAGCAACGGAACAGCCACGGATCGTGGACATCTCGGCGAACGTGAGGTTGCCGCTAGTCAGGAGATGACCGATGTCGCTGCTGCTGCTGTTCGGTGGGGTAGCGCCAACCAGTGTTACCGGCACCAGCGCCACCACCAACGCCAACGACACCTCGACGGCATCGGGCACTGTCACCATCGTCGGCAGCTCGGCGACAACGAACGCTGCCGACACGTCATCAGCATCCGGCAAAGTCACCATTGTCGGCGCGTCGGCGACAGCGAACGCCAACGACACCTCGACGGCATCGGGCACTGTCACCAGCACCGTCACCGGCACGTCAACAACGACCAACGCCAACGACACGTCAAGCGCCACCGGCACCGTCACCATCGTCGGCACCAGCGCCACCACCAACGCCAACGACACGTCAACGGCGTCAGGTAGTTCCGGCACACCAGCGCCCACCGATGACGTCAGCCACGGCGGCCTGCGGCCACGGCAACGACGCCGACCCGAACGACAACTGCCGATCCTCCTGCCACCGGTGTTCGCCTACGGCGACGCCATCAACACCATCGACTTCTCCACCAGCAACGGGCTCGTCGACCCGTACAACATCTTCCTCGAGGACGAGGAACTGCTGCTTCTTGTCTAGGAGGCTTCATGCCCAGCATCATCGAACGCGCTGCCCGCTCCGAGCGCGAGACCCGATCGTTCACCGTTGCCGACCTTGAGCTGCGTGACGGCACCGGAGGCTTCACTTTCGAAGGTGTCGCATCGGTCGTCAACACCGGCTACCACGTCCGTGACCAGTGGGGTGACTACACAGAGACGATCCTGCCCGGTGCGTTCAACCGGACTCTCAAGCAGAAGGCCGACGTTCGTCTTCTCGTGAACCATTCCGGCGTTCCGCTTGCCCGCAGCAAGTCCGGCACCCTCAAGCTGACCGCTGATCCGAACCTGCGGGCGACCGCCACGCTGGACCCGTCGAATCCGACGGTGCAGGAGATCCGGTCGGCAATGAACCGTGGCGACCTCGACCAGATGTCGATCGGGTTCCGTGTCCGTGACGAGGAATGGTCATCGGACTATTCGCAGCGGTCGATCAAAGAGATCGAACTGTTCGACGTCTCGGTCGTCACCTACCCGGCATCACCGACCACCACCGCCCAGCTGCGGTCCTTCGATGCGTTCATCGCCGACATCCGCGACGTCGACATGACTCGCGACCAGATGCGTCGCGCCGTCCGGGCGTTGAACCGCCGATTCGCCGACGTCTGGAACGAAGAAGTCGAATCGTGGCTCGAGCTGGCGCTGAAGGCCCGCTTCGCCACCACGCCGCTGACGATGATCGAGGTCGAAGACTTCAACGACCAGCAGGTCATCTTCTGCCTCTACGGCACCGAAACCGACGGCTACTTCCAGCTCGGCTACAGCCTCAACTCGGACAACACCGTCACCCTGGACACCGCCGACCCGGTGCAGGTGAACGAAGTCGTCTCCTACGTTCCGATCCGATCCAACCAGCAGTTCGAGCAGCGCGACCGCGCCGACTGCGAAGCGTTGGACCGCAAGATCGCCGCCCGACCCGCCCTGGTCTGACGGCTCCCACATCGAACCCGGAGCGCGCCACCCGGAACCGCACAGCGGTCACCACGGGCGCCGCCACCACGTCGATGACCACACACAACAACCCCACATCCCGAAAGGACGTGACCCATGGACATCCGTTCCCATGTGATCGCGCTCAACGAGGACCGTGCCCGTGTCGTCGAACAGCTCCGCAGCGAGCTGGACTACACCGCCGGCCGTGAGCGCAGCGCCGAGGAGAGCCAGAAGATCGCCCGCCTCGACGCCCGCATCGACGAGATCGACGCCGAAGTGCGCGAGTTCGTCGCCCGCGAAACCCGCGAGCAGGAAGCCGCCGCCCTCCGCCAGCAGACGCTGTCGGTCTTCGGTGAGGCCCGCACCGCCCGCAACGACAAGACCGAGGCCGACGCCTTCCGCCAGTGGCTCACCCACCGCAACGGCGACTTCGAGATCGACATCCAGCGCGCCATGAAGGAGCGCCAGATGCTCCGCGCCGGTGCCTCGCCCGACGAAATCCGTGCCCTCGCCTGGGACGCCACCAGCGGCTCGCTGGTCGTGCCGACCACGATGGCCCGCAGCCTGTTCGACCTTCTCGAGGCCAACATCGCAGCGTTCCGCATCGGCGCCACCGTGATGAACACCTCGACCGGTGAGAACATGCAGCTGCCGAAGCTGACGACCCACGGCATCGCCACCCAGGTCAGCGGTCAGGGCACCACCCTCGCCGGTTCCGACCCGGTGATGGGCCGCGTCAACCTCAACACCTACAAGTACGGCCAGCTCGTGCGTGTCTCGAACGAACTCGTCACCGACGCAGCGTTCGACATCTCGTCCTGGCTCAGTGGTGACCTCGGCTACGCCCTCGGTCGCGTGATCGACGCCGACCTCGTCGTCGGCACCGGCACCAACGAACCGACCGGCATGACCGTGCTGGCCGGCGCTGGCACCAACGCCCCGATCAAGACCGGCGGCTCGCTCATCGCCCCGACGGTGGAGAAGTTCATCGACCTGCAGTACTCGGTGGCGGACAGCGTCCGTCAGCGTGGCTCGTGGCTGATGCAGGACAGCGTCGCCGGCACGATCCGCAAGCTGCGTGACGGCGCCGGTGGTACCGTCGGCGCCTTCCTGTGGGAGCCGTCGGTGTTCAACGGCATTCAGGGCGGCCAGCCCGACCGGTTCCTCGGCAACCCTGTCTTCACCGACACGAACTGCGCCGCCGCCGGCTCCAACGCCATCCTCGCCACGTTCGGTGATTTCTCCGAGTACGTCATCCGCACCGTCGGCAACCCCATCATCGAGTCGGACGCCTCGCGCTATTTCGACACTGATGAAGTTGGTTTTCGTGGAAAGTGGAGGGTCGGCGGCAACCACCGCCAGGTCGGCTACCTCAACACGCTCGTCCAGAACGTGTGACCTTCCCAGCCCTCGCGGCTGGACGATCCCCAGGCAGGGGGACGCCCTCGGAAACCTCCTCCAGGGTTTCCGAGGGCAATACCTGCCAACTCCCCAAGCGGAACCGGCCGGCGGCACACGTTGTCGTCGGCCGGTCCCGTTTCACCCCTGCCCAGGAGAACCAATCAATGCCTGTTCACGAGGTTCCTCGCGGCCAGCTCGCCCTCGAGCTGCGCCGCATCGCACGCACCGAACACGTCGTCACCGTCACACAAGACGGCGACATGTTTGTCATCGTCACCGAACCCGGTGCACCGATCGAAACACGCCTCGGTGCGGCCACCCACCAAGCCCGTGTCGGCATCGCGTGGGATCGTGATCCGCTGCTGCACAGCTTCATCACCGACCACATCGTCATCGACGAGGTGAACCAGTGAAGATCCTGCTGCACTCCAACTCGGCCACCGTCAAGACCGGTTACGGCGTCCAGATCGCACTGCTCGCCGACCGTCTCGCCGACGACGGCCACCAGATCGCCATCTCGGCAACCTACGGCGCACCCGCCGCCACCGGCCTCACCACCTGGACATCACCTCGAGGACACAAGATTCCGGTGTACCCGTCGTGGTTTCTCGTGTCCGGCGACGACGTCATCTGCGCCCACGCGAAACAGTTCTTCGGCAGCGACGAAGGTTGGATCATCCCGCTGCTCGACGTCTGGTCGTTGACCACACCGAACCTTGCCGAGTTCAACGTCGCCGCCTGGGCGCCCGTCGATCACGACCCGGTGCCGAACATGGTGCTGCGGTTCTTCGAACGATCGAACGCCCGCTGCATCGCCATGTCCAAGCACGGCCTCGGCGAGTTCACCAAGCACGACCTGAACCCGGCGTACATCCCTCTCGCAGTCGACACCAAGGTCTACAAGCCGACGTTCACCGCGACGATCGACGGACGCCAGGTGACCGGACGCGAGTTCCTGCAGATCGACGACCGGGCGTTCGTGGTCGGCATGGTCGCCATGAACAAAGACCCGAACGACCGCAAAGGTTTCGCTGAAGCGTTCCAAGCGTTCAGCCGGTTCCACAAACAGCACCCAAACTCGATCCTGCACATCCATTCGGAGAAGTCCGGCACCGCTGGCGGCGTCAACCTGCCCGAACTGGCAGCGATGGCCGGCATCCCCGAGAAGGCGATCCGCTACACGAACCAGTACGCCTACATGATCGGGTTCCCGCCCGAGCTGATGGCCCTGATGTACACGGCGTTCGACGTGCTGCTCGCCCCGTCCAGGGGGGAGGGGTTCGGTGTGCCGCTCATCGAAGCGCAGGCGTGCGGCGTGCCGGTGATCACGTCGGCGTTCACCGCGCAACAGGAGCTGGTCGGCAACGGCTGGCTCGTGTCCGGCCAGCCGAACTGGGACGGCCCGTCGCGGTCCTGGTATCAGACCCCGAACGTGTTCGAGATCGAACGAGCACTTGAGAAGGCGTACGCAGCCGACCTCGCCGAGATGCAGGACGATTGCGTCAAGTTCGCCGCCCAGTACGACGCCGACCACGTCTACGCCACCTACTGGCGCCCGTATCTGGCGACGCTCAACCTTGAGCCGTCGGCGACGAAGCCGATCATGGACGACGTCGCAGTGCTCGTCCCAGCAATGAACCGGCCACAGAACGTGCAACGGCTTGTCGAGTCGTTCAACGCCGCCAACGACGGCACCGCCAACCTGTACTACATCCTCGACGACACCGACGCAGATCAGATCGCCGCCGTCGAACAGGCTGGTGCACGCTGGCTGCCCGCCCGTCGCGGCACCTCGTACGCCTGCAAGAACAACGAAGGCTTCGACCAGACCACCGAGTCGTTCGTGTTCCTCGCCGGTGACGACGTCGAGTTCACACCCGGCTGGATCGACGCAGCCCGCCGCCTCTCCGACCGCTACGACGTCATCGGCACCAACGACAGCGAACCGGGCCGCATCCGCAACCCGCTCGTCGCAGCCGGCAAACACGCCGACCACTTCTTCGTCCGTCGCTCCCACGTCCTTGAGGAAGGCACCTCGCTTGAGGGGCCGGGCATCCTCTGCCCCGAGGCGTACTACCACTGGTACTGCGACAAGGAAATGATCCAACTCGCCAAGGCCCGTGGCGCGTTCACACCCTGCCTCGATTCGGTCGTCATTCACCACCATCCCGGCTACGACGGACGCGAAGACCTGCGAGCCAAGGACGCCACCTACATGCGGGCCGTTGAGTTCTCCGAGATGGACGAGATCGCATTCAAGCGGCGGGCCGGCCTGATCGAACAGCACCAGATCGTCAAGAAGGACATCTGGTCATGAGGCGCCCACTGATCATCGACGTGTTCCCGTTCAACAACGAGCTGGACATGCTGCAATGCCGCCTTGAGGAGATGGCCCCGGCGGTCGACTTCTTCATCGCAATCGAAGCCGACGTCGACCACCAGGACCATCCGAAGCCGTTCCACCTGACCGACAACCTGTCCCGCTTCGATGCTTGGTCGGACAAGCTGATCGTCATCAGGGCGACCGGGATGCCGACCGCCATCGACGACCCGGACCCGTGGGCCCGTGAACTCGCCCAACGCGAGTACGCAATGGACGGGCTCCGCAAGATCAACGACATCGTCACCCTTGCCGATGACGACATCGTCCTGCACGGCGACGTCGACGAGATCTGTCGGGCCCTGCATGTCCGCAACGTTCGACCTCGAGATCGGTTCGTCACCTTCGAGCAGCGGCTGCACTGTTTCGCAGTCGACTGGCTGCACCCCGACCCGTGGGGTGGCACCGTCGCCGCCACGTTGAAGGGCTTGGGTTCGCTTGGGCAGTGGCCGTTCCAGAAGTTGCGGAACACCCGCAACGCCAACATCCCGATCCGTGACGCCGGCTGGCATTTGTCCTGGCTGGGCGGCAAGGATGCAGCCCTCGCCAAGCTCGGATCGTTCTGCCATCCCGAGATCGCCGACCGCACCCTTGTCGGGCTGACCTCGGACCTGTACCTGCGCGAAGGGTTCCATGTCGACGGCCGCCGGATGAAACCGGTCGACGTTGACGACACATGGCCGAAGATGATCGCCGAGCGGCGCTGCCCGCAAGTGTGGTTCCGTCCGCGATGAACTTCTTCACCGAGAACTGGTTCCACAACGCATCCTGCGACCGCCTCGCCCAGCTCGGACGACAGGTCGAACACGTACCCGGCATGATCATCGAGATCGGGTCATGGGAAGGCCGATCCACCAGCGTCCTGGCGAACGCAATCCGACCTCGGATTGTGCACGCTGTCGACACCTGGCAGGGTTCGCCCGGCGAGATCTCGTCGGACCTCGCTGCCGAACGTGACGTGTACGCCACGTTCCAACGCAACATGGCCGTCCTCACCGGCGGCAACGTGACCCCGCACCGCTGCGGCTGGCGTGACTTCTTCGTCGACCACACCGAACAGATCGCCCTGGTGTTCATCGACGCCGAACACACCTATCGGGAAGTGTTCGACACCATCCAGACCGTCCTGCCGTACATGGCGCCCGGTGGTGTCATCTGCGGCGACGACGCACACCACCCGCCCGTAGCGAAAGCAGTGATGGAACTGTTGCCGAACGACGAGCTGCTGCAAGGCGGCAACGTGTG